TTAAGTGAGATATGCCACCAGAAATTTGAAAGTTAAAAGTTCTGGAAATAATGCCATCAAGAGTCACAGCTATAGATGCACCTGTCACAATACCTGTGCCAGAATAGTATTTATCACCACTATCTGCACCTTCTGGATATAATTCCAAAGTTGCTGATGTGCCTACATCTAATGCTTCTTGACCACTATCTGTTTCATCAAAATGACATTCAACAGTAGCAGTAGCATCTCCCCTTAAAACTTTGTAAGACTTTTTTGAGTCAGTTAATGTTGTATCTTCAACAGTATCTTGTGTTTCATCAATAGAAAAACCGATTACTTCACCAACTGTAGTGCTACCAACTTTAACTAATCCACTTGTTCCGACATGGGTTGCCATTCTTCATTCTCCTTTGTTTGTTGCTCTACCTTTTTTTTCTTCTTGGTAGATTTTTTTTCTTCATTAAGTGTATAACCTAATGAAAGAAACTTGTCTAGTTCGCTATCCCAAATTTCTTTAGAATATCCATCTTTCCATAAAGTAATTCTTTTTGCCATTAAGCTGTACCTCTAGTAAAACTATATAAAACTCTTACCACAATTCTCACTCCACCCAAAGGATAAAGTGTTCCCTCATCAGAAGAAACTTCTACAATTTTTGTTTCTAATGCGTTCCCACCCCTAGTTCTATCAGCATCTAGTGTTTCCTCAATAACCTCTATTAGTTGATTTCTTTTTGTATCTATATTTGTATCTGTGCCTTTTGCAAAAGCAACTATCACAAAATCTATTGATCCACTTCTTGTTCCACTTGCAGTAGCACCAAGACTTAAATCTTCTCTTGACTCATCTCCTGTTGAAATAAACATAGCAGGAAACTGTGCATTTGATAACTCCTCTGGATCAAATGGTTCTCTTGTAAGTTTTTTAAATTCAATAGGCGAAGATACAGCATCTAATACTGTTATAATATTCCCTGCAATACTCTCTCTTTTACTCATTGTAATATTTTACCAATTTTATTATTAAATACTTTTACTATTTGATTTTCTTCTTGTCTATTAATACTAAAGAATGGTCTTACAACCTTGCCTTTACCTGCACCTGCTATGTCATGGAAAAATGCTTTTTTATTTTCTGCTTGTCGTCTAAAAAACAAAGATGCTTTATCGCTTACTACTTTAGTTGTCATAGAAGATAACATTTTGCCACTAAAATTAAGATCTGGTTTTGTTGATCTTCCTTTAGATGCTCTAAATTCTCTATAGCCACCTTCAAAAAATTTAAATACAGGTTGTGACTCTGGTTTTATATTGAAAAAAAATGGTTTTGTTGAATATGGTGCAAATGGTGATCCATTAACACTTTTACCTTTTTCTGTTCTAATTCTAATATTTCTAATTTGAATAGCAGATACATTTGCTAAAATTTCTTTAATAGTTCTTGGAAATTTTCTTTGTATTTCTTGTATTTCTTTTTTTAGTTGTATCGTATTAGATTTAATAGATACAGATGCTACCATAATTTACAGATACAATCGCCACCACAACATTCGC